CGGATGATGTTTCCGAAAACACCGGCCTGCGCCATAGCCAGGGCGTTCATCTCATAATAGTCATAGCAGCAGTTCTCCAGAATGAAGCAATGCTGACGTGTCTTCTCGCTGAGGTCTATCAGGCTCCAGCACTGTTCCAGGTTCATTGCACTAGGCACCTCGATGGCAGTATGCTTGCCGTTCTCCATCGCCATCTTAGCCACTGGGAAATGGTGATTCCAGTCGGCAGCGATGTAAACCAGGTCGATGTCCTTGCGCTTGCACAACTCCTCGTAGCCCTTGGCTCCGCTGTAGATGTCGGCAGGCTTCAATCCCTGCTTGCGGAGATACTCCTGAGATTTCTCAGCTCTAGCCTCTTCATAATCACAAAGGGCAACGATTTCTACACCAGGAATGTGGCAGAAACGCATCACCGCCCATGGACCACGCATTCCCAGACCCACAAAGCCCACACGTACCGTCTGCAACTTTGGAGCCTTCAAGCCCAATACGTTCTCCTGTCCGGCAGGACGCTCAGGTGTGTCAACTACGATTGTACCCTTGTCCCAATGCCATTTAGTACTTGGTGACAAAGACTGTGCGCCAGCTGTCAGAGAAAATGCAGCCAAAGACGCAATCAAAAAACTCTTAATTTTCATCCCTAAATTCTGCGACACAGTTAGTTAGCAATATTTAATATTAGGTTTGGAGCATCTGAAAAGCCCCTGTTTATCATCTCAGATGTTCCGTCTGTCTTTGTGTCGCATTAAGAGACAAGGCAAAAATCTGAATGACAGTACAAAATTACAAATAATTTCTGAAACCACAAACTTTTTTTATAGATTTTTTATGAATTAATAGGTGATAAAGCAATTATTTTAAAAATGTAGACGTTTATAAAGCAGACCAATCGGTCGAAGATGGAAGGGCAAAAGCTTTATAAAAAACGAGTTTTTAAGAAATAGTTGAAAAAAAATTTGGTAGTTCCAAGAAAAAGTATTACCTTTGCAGCCGCAAACAAGAAAAAGGACTAAGGAAAATGGTTCCGTAGCTCAGTTGGATTAGAGCAACAGCCTTCTAAGCTGTGGGTCTTGGGTTCGAACCCCAACGGAATCACTAAGTCGTTATCAAATAACGCTAAAAATAGAATTTTATCTAAAAAGAATACGGATGTAAGTCACTTATAATCAAGTACTTATCTCCGTATTTTTCGTTTAGGGGTGTTCTTGGTGCTAGAATAGGCTGATATTTACTGGTCGTTGACTGGTCTACGTCTAAAAACACCTTAACTCTCTGAAAACCAGCCAAATTAGCTGTCACGATAATAAATGTCAAATTTGGGGTGTGTTATCAAAATGTTATCAACTCCGTAAAATTATGTTATCAAAATGGCTAGTATTAATTTAAGCTTCGTTCACAATCGGTTGAAGAGAGGGACTTCACAGAAGCCAGTTTCCATCGAATTGCGGTTCAGTTACAAATCTGAGCGCAAGTACATTTCAACCGGTATCAAGGTCACTCCTAACCAGTGGTCTTCTAACCAAAATCGCATTATCAAGCACAAGGATGCTGCTGTACTCAACGAGCAGCTGGAAGCATTTGAGGAGCGTGGTCGCATCGTCTTGAACAAAATGTTGAAGGAAGGTATCACGGATTTGTCTCTGATTCCTGCGCTTTTCAATGGTGAGCAAGACAAGAACATTTCATTCATTGACTACTGCAAGAAGAGAATGAATGAACGCAAGGTGCATGATCATACCAAGAAGCGCTACGCTGTGTTTATCAGATTTCTGCAGGACTGGGGTAAGATTATCTCATTCTCTGACTGCAACGTGTCTAAGGTGCGTGCCATGGATGAGTTCCTTCACAAGCAGGGCAAGGCTCAATGCACCATCTACGACTACCACAAGTATCTCAAGCTGTTCATCAATGATGCTGTGATAGATGGCTTGCTGGAGCAGAATCCATACAAGTTTCTGCCATTCCATATTGGCAAGGGCGAAAAGCAGTATGTTGACTGCTGTACCGAAGAGCAGTTCAATGACATCAAGAAGCTTGACCTTTCCACTCCTCATTTGCAGGCGGCAAGAGATTTGTTTCTCTTCCAATGCTACACCGGACTGGCTTACTCTGACCTTGCTTCATTCGATTATGCCAACTGCGTTGAGAAGGATGGCAAGATGTTCTATCATGCCAAGCGCACAAAGACAGATACTGATTTCGTGTTCCAACTGCTTTCCCCTGCTGTAGAGATTCTAGTTAAATACGATTTCTCGCTGCCAAAGATTTCCAATCAGAAATATAACGACTATCTCAAAGTTATCGGACAGATGGTCGGGGTTGACCGTCTCCACTCCCACATGGGGCGTGCCACAGCTGCTACGCTCTTCCTTTCAAAGGGTATGTCTATCAATATCGTGGCAAGGGTGCTCGGTCATACTACCTTGCGCCAAACCACAAGATACGCCCGAACTCTGAGCAAGGACGTACAGTCTGCCTTTGATGCGCTGGAAGGCAAGATGTAATAAACGAATAAAGGGTAGCCATTACTGACTACCCTTTTCCGTGTCTCGTTCTCTTTTCTCTTGTATTGCCTTGCGGATATACTCACCCTTCTTGTCTAGAAGGTTCTTGAGAAACTCCAATGTTTCCTCGTCAACACGAAAGCATACCTTGCTGGATAGGACTTCTTCGCCCTTTCGCTTTCCTCCTGCTCCTGCCCGCCTTCCACCCCAGTTAGGATGGATGCTCATCTTCTTTGGCTTGCCCTTGTTGGTAAGGGTCATTTTCGATTTCAACTTATCCTTCACATATACCTCAGCTATCAATGCGCCTGGAGTGGTGCGCAAGCATGAGATAACGATTGATTCCAGATTTTTGGCATCCGTGAAGAAGGTTTCCGTCTCGTCAATGATTACCAAATCATCATATAATACGATTCTTGCCTTTTCCATACTCGCTTCCTTTTATCCCAGTACTGCCATCAATATTGTGAACAGAAAGATGAACAGCACAAACCATTCCTGCTTACTCATTACTTACCTCCTTCCTCGATTACTCCTATCGGCTTAATGTCGTTGACGGTCTCGTCCTCGGTAAAGAAGGAGATTTTCATGTTATCACTCACGTATCCCATGGCGATAACGTTCTCCTTGCTATCCTTGATGATGCAAATATCCCCTCTCACTTCGTTCTGAGTTTTCAGATACTTGATTGCAGCGTCCTTTACTGCCAAAGGATTCATTTCCTTTGTAATCGTCTCCCCTGACTGAGGGAAGACGAAAATAAACTCTTTCTTGTTCATAATCTCTAAAATTCAAATAATTCCAACTGTGTATAGGCCTGCTTCGGGAGAAGCTTGTTGATTTCATCAAGCAGCTTTCCTGCTTTCTTGCAGACTGTATTGCTACTATCTTCTGATTCTATCTGTCGTAACAGATACTTCTTTGCCCATTCAAGGGCATGCTTCACGGCTGCTTCCTGCGTCTTGAACCAATCCTTGTTGCTGAGATTGTTGCCCCAGCATCCCCCTCGGTCTACAAGCATGTATCTGATTCCGTACGTCCACTTACCTCTAACCAATGCTGTAGTGATTTCGATAAAGGCTGTATCCTTGCCAACCTTTGCCGACTGGTCGGGATTGATGCAAACACCGTGCTCATTGAACTTAAAACGCCTGCTCATACTAACTCCTTCTCTGTTATTAATAACTGCTCCCAAATATACTCATTCTTGTGAGTAATCTCGAAGAGTGTCGGGTGGTCCTCGGAAACCTCATACTCACCGCAAAAGGCTTGCTCGTATGACTCCAGCACCTTCTGTTTTTTCTCTGCCAGCATTTCCTTTGCCTTGGTCTTGGTGGTATAGACTCCCAAAACGTTTACCTCTGTATCACTATCGTTGCCATAGAGTTCTGTCAATACAAAAACTATCTGCTTCTTCATGTTACTTGCCCTCCTTCTCTTCTACGTCAAATGTAACACTCTCCAACTCGCCAGTGCCTTCAAGCTGACCGGTATCATACATTTTTCTTGCGAATTTTTCAGCGTATTCCTGCGAAATATGGGAACACTCAACCTTGTAGACTACCTTCTCAACGATTTCTACTACATACTTTTTCATATCAAATCCTTTCTTTTTTAAATAATACTGGTGGGTGGATGGTACATTGCAACCATCTGTAGCGGCTTAAATACCGCATTCACCCTATGGAAGTTTAACAATAACCTCTACTTTATCTTCTCAAGACATGTACTCTTGCTTACCTGCATTCCGTTCGTGAGATAATATCTCTCGGCAAATGGTGTCTGCTTGATGATGCAAGTTGTCTTGGCTCTGTATCTGTGCCCGAACTTATCTACGTGGATGGCGTCTCGGAAGCATGTTATTACTATCGTCATGGCTTAATCTCCTCTACTATATCTACTATATTATTAAATTCATCCTTCTTGAACTTAATATCCATGGAAATCAGACTATCAATGTCTAATACCTGCATTTCTGGGTAACCTCTGTACGTATGAATATATACACAGAAACTATCTATCTCGTACTTGTCACTACGGAACAAAGTATAGCTACTTGTTGGAAAGCGGAATATAATTCTGTCCCAATCATTTTTAGCCAACAAATCTTTAACTATAGCGTTAGTCATATTCAATACTTTTTATGAGGGAGATTGCTCTCCCTCTGTTAAACTTACTCAGCCATCAGACTGTTTACTAAATCCTGCTTGGTGGCGAAGACCTGATTCGCCTTAGTGTAGTGTCCTTGGTCTCCATCTAACACTAACTTGCATACGTCCATGCCTCCTCCCCTCACTAGGCTGATGTAAATAATCTCGTCCTCTACTATCTTGTTGTTACGCAAAAGGTACACCTTCTGACCTATGAAGAAGTTAGTATGCATGATGGTGATTGAGGTCTCTCTCACACATAATCCATCCATAAGCTCCATGCAGGCATGAACCGTTTCTCCGTCTGCGAGTGCCTTTGCGATTCGGTCGAAGATTTCCTGTTCTGTTGGCTCTCGCTCTTCTCCGGTCTCCTCGTCCACATCCCAGTAGTTATAGCGGCATCCGCTTTCGTCTGTGATAATAAGTCCTGCGGCTTGCGCTTTCACTACGTCTTGGATGCTCTTAACCTCAACACCTACATAATTCCCACCAATCTCTGTTGCATTTTTTACGTTCATATCTTAATCTCCTAAAATTTAAATTGTTACTTTTTATTGTTCATTTTCTTTATGGTTCCATGCTCTACCGAGTTTTCATAAAACTCTTGTGTAAGAAGATTTATTGAACCATAGTACCGAAATATTGTATCTAAAGCCTGCTCTGTTGGCATTGCTAGCAATTCACTTTTCAAGTAGCTGTGTATTACTAGCTTAAACTCCTTATCGTCCATAAGTCATTCTTGCGTTATAAGTTCTACCGATAATCTTGTCTATCTCTGCTTGATGCTGATAGTCGGTGCAGTCTGCAAAATCATCCTGCTCCTCGTAAAAGCGTGCTGCGCTCTTCAATTCGTGAAGGCTGGCTTTGGTATAGTCCTTGGCTGGATTCACTTGTCTGAGGTTCTCGCAAGTCTTGCAGTACTCGATGAAGTCTAAAAGGACTTCCTTGTCATTAATGACACCCTGCATTTCTGCTGCCATAAGTGGTAGGGCAACTATCGCTACCACTACCAATACTAACTTAATGCTCTTCTTCATTGTCTTATCTCTTTTCCAGTTTAACATCTACGATATATGGTAAAGTGTGCTGAGGCTTATTGTCCTCGTTCGAGAAGAAAAACTTATTCAATCTATTGTTGAAGGTGCTCTCGTTCTTCTCTATTGTACTCGTTATCATTTTCTCGCTTATCTGTTCCGAACGCATGATAACAAAGTTGTTCTCCGCTTGTGTTGCGTTCATTTCTCGAAAAGCTACTGCCACAAGTCCGAAATCTGCTTGAAAGAACAGATACTGATAACCAGTGAAGATTACGTCAACTCTGTTGCGTGATGTCTTTGTTACTCTGATGATGTTCATATTACTCGTCCTCCATATCTTTAGCGTCTCTGATTCTGTAACCTGCCAATGCGCCAAATAAAGCGCATAATACATAAATTGTGATGTCCATAACTAAATCCTTTCTTTTAAATTGTTAATATTGTGCGGTCTCCAGCCTTGAACTGAATGTGCTCCTCTATTAGCTGACCGCTCCATGTTTACTTCTTCCCAAAGTTGAAGATTTTGATGAACTTGTAGAACGTTTTGAGGTCGCAAAGGTGGAAGAGGTCTTCCAAAATATACTCCTTGCACTCTCTGTTGCACTCTCTGTAGGTCTCCTGCATCTGTGCTGCGGTCTCGTTGCCGCATTCAAGCCAATACACAAAGATGGCTCCTAAACTCTCATAGTCGTTGTACTCGTCATAGAACTTCTTCTGCTGTTCGTATGTCTTGTTCTTTCTCATATTCTTGTAGTATTGTGGTGGGGATTGCTCCCCACCTAGTTAGTTACTCTTCTTCCTCCTCTTCCTCTTCTTCCTCATCGTCATAAGGTCGTGAAGTATCTACTTCTCCATCATAGCTTATATAAATATCCTCATCCTTTGCGATGAGTTCAATATAATCGGCTAGCTCATTTGTGCCGATAAACTGGTATAGGCTATCTAGCATTGCGCTATCGCCTAACTCTTGGCGCAAGTTGTCAAATGCGTTGCATACTTCCTTGTAGTCTCTTTTAACTGCCATAATCTCTTCTGTTTAATTGTTCAACTTTGCCTTAATTTCTTTGAACTCCTTCAATCGCTTGTGCGCTACGGGAGTGCCATCGTGTTTTGAAAGATAATCCTCTAGAAGGATTATTCTATCTTCAATAGCTGATGTGATATTTACTATCTCATCACTTGTAAGTGTTACTGTTCTGCTCATAGTCTCTTATTTTAATCTTGTTATTGTTACTTTGAAGATAACCTCACAACTATCTGTTGACAGCTCAATACTCTTGCGCTCGTAAGTTATGTAATAGTTATCATACATGTCCTTGCTGCGTCCAATATACTTGTAGCCTACCTTGTTAAGGTTTCGTTTCAGTAACTCAGTTTCCTTATCGCTTATGTTCTTTGTGTATATTGGTGTCATTATCACTCTGTTTGCAAATCTTTCGATTTTGCGGAAATTTACGATATTATCTGCTACCATTGTCTTTTTACTAAAATTAATTGTTCGTCCATTCCGTCTCTATCGTAGATAAGATAGTCTACACTTAGGTCGAATACACTATCGTACCCCATTGGCTTGAATGGCTTTTCTTCAACCTTGCAGTTGTCTATCATAAACAAAAACAAGGCTGTTGTGTCACCAGCGCTCCACATGTCGAAGGCTTCTTCGCTTGTGGTTCTTGCTACTTCTATCAATTCCATAATCTTTTGTCCGTTAGGCTGGGGAGGGGCGTCAGCCCCGTGGGGCTTGCCCCTTATCCCCAGCAGTTATAAACTCATTTCATACACCCAAAGTTTACCCATTGTCTTCCATCCGAAGGCTTCTGCTTCTTCTCTTGTATCGAATTGTCTAACAATACTAGGAGACTCGTTAGGGTCTATTGGTTCATGTACTAATATATACTTCTTCATACCTTGTATTTAAAAGTTACTTACTAGGTTGTCTAACACTGGCTCTTCGCCACTGCCCAACCAGTTTTGAAAATGCTTCAGTGCTCTTCTGATAAAAGCAACCTCGGCTTCTGTCAACTCTTTCTTCATAACTTGTTACTGTTAAATTGTTAAACTTCAAAATTGTGCAGGTGTACGTTTGCGCCCAACGTCTGCAAGCTACATGCAGCCTAGCTCCCTCACTTAACGTTCGTGGGTCAACGTGTTTCGATATTTATTCACTCTGACACGAGTGTGGTTTTACTTCAACCTAGAAGAGTGTTATAGACTTCTTTGTCTTTTGCTCTTTTACAGTCTCGCTAACTGGGTTGCATTTTCCTTTGATGTTTGAAGAGTTCTATCTCTCTGACTTTCCCGACTAATCTGTACTTTTATAGAGGTAGTTAAACGTGAAGTTCTAAACGTGCCATCGTTCCTCTTGAAATCTTGAACTTGTTCTTGATTTCGATTGCAAAGATAAACCAAAAGTTTAACTCCTGCAAGTTTTTGAATGAAAAACTTTAATTTTTAGGCAAACTTTAACGTCTATTAATTAAACTATTGGTTAATTTTACAGTTTTTAAGTAAATTATTGGTTTATAATTTGTATCTTTGCAGCCAAATAATTAAACTAAAAGTTTATGGCAACAAAGTTAAGTGAAGATATAGATTTAAATCTCAAAGAGATATTAAGAGAAAAAGGAATTATGTCTAAGGATTTGGCTGACCATTTGGGTATTACTACGGTGGCGGTTAGTAAGATAATTAACAACAAAACCACACCTTCATTGGGTACGTTGGCTAAGATAGCAAAATTCCTCAATATGAAATTATCAACTCTTCTAGGTGAAGAGCCTTTGAGACTGGTTGATGATTCAAAGGAGTTCGCTTCCTTCATCCGCTACAAGGGCATCCACTACACAGCCGATACGCTGGATGAGTTCTTCAAGCAAGTTGAGGAGTTGAAGGAGATTGCAAGATGATAGTACTACAACTTATCGTGTGGATCGTATTCGGTGCGGTATCATTCCTCGGTATCGCCTATCTCTTTCACGCATTCGGGAAGGTGGAAGATAGTAAGACCGTATCCGTGAAGTATGCCAGCTGGGCAATACAACTGTTCATCGTGGTGTGCTATCTGCATTCGGTGTACCACTTCGGCAAGTGGCTCGATGCAGTCTTCTTCTAGGGCGCTAGCCCCACACGGCATGGGGAGGGCGCTTGCGCCCGTGGGGGCGCTGCCCCCTTATCCCCCGAAGGTTTTCTTCTTCCCCCTATAGAGAGAGACACACACATAAACTCCAACCACAAAAAACCACTTCTCTAACTAGGAAAAAATATTTCTCCAACTAGGAAAATAAAATCTCCATTTTTTTATTTGCAAAGAATCTTCATTTATGAAATAAAAAACCGCCTAAATCATCCTTCAACCTCATCATTTCTAGATGAGCACATTATCCGGCACAAAACCATGAAATCTACGAAAAACCCACAAAATCGGCTCTAATCTGCTCGAAAATGGCTCTTAAACGGCTCAAAACTTGCGAATTTGAGAGAAATCCCGACCATTTACCCGAAAATCGCAGAAATCAGCGAAAATGAGAGGAGTTCGTACTTGTTCGTGTCAGACAAACATCAAAATAGCCTAAAATCGAAATGTTAAACTTTACTATGCGCACGTGCGTACCTATTAATGCAAACCGCTTTTTTGTTTGCAAAATAACTTCATTTATGAAATAAGAACTTTCTTTACAATCTATCTTTGTTTCCCCCTAGGAAACAAGCGAGACTAAAATCTTTATTATCAAGCTATTAGAGTTTTTGGCTATTTGGCAGTTTATCTTACAAAATTAGGCTTCTTAAAGGGATTGAGGTAAACGGTTTCGTAGATGTTTGCGCCCCGACTAACAAATTTGTGGGTTTTGGCGAAAACTCATTGTAGATTGGAATACCGCAAAACGTACCCCCAAATATTATATATTTGCCCTCGAAAACTCTAAATAATTGCAATTATGATGGAAATATTATCAAAAATCCCAAAGAATTTGACCTCATCCCCAGTGCTTGGGGAGAAGAAAGAGTGGGTTGCGACTGCTGCCATGCTGGCTGGCTCTGTTGCGTCCTCTCTGTTCGGTGCTAACAAGGCTAAGAAGGCGGCTAGGAAGGCGCAGAAGGAGAACACGTACAGAAGCAACGCTGAGAAGGCTTGGTACGACAAGGAGTACAATACGGACTATCTAGACACCAAAGCAGGACAGAACCTCATGAGAAGAGCGCAGGAAGTGCAGAACGAGTATATCCGCAAGGCTGATGGCGCTGCTGCTGTTGGCGGTGGAACTGCTGCAAGCGTGGCAATGGCGAAGGAAGCCGCCAACAAGACGATTGGAGACACGGTTGCCAATATCGCAGCGCAAGACACCTCACGCAAGCAGCATGTCGCAGATACCCACCTTCAGAACACCCAGCAGTTGTCAAGAGAGCGCCAGCAGGTAGAGCAGCAGAAGGCGCAGGCAACCAGCGAAGCAGCGCAAAATATGTCAAATGCGCTGATGTCGGCAGGTGTGAACCAGTTGGGGTCAGAACTCGAAGGAACAAAGGCGCTGAATGGCAGCAAGTTAGACAATCAGACGCCAACGCTTGATAACAGAAATGTAACAGACGTAGCTGTTGGCAAGTCATACAAGACCAATCCGAGCGGTTTGCTGAATCCTGCCACCTCTAGCGGTCACACTCTGCTGGATGATGCTGTGGGTGAACTCAACAAGAAGAAACCGAAGGTCCCTCACATTGGGGTGTAAGCTAGGAAGGTGAGGAGTGAGCGACTGGCGAGGACGGCAAGGCAAGGTCGAGGCAAGGGCATAGATGGGCACCCCAAGACCCCCACCCCCTTTGACCACCGTTGCAAATTATAGTAGATAAATACATAAATAAAAATCCTCCTCTCCCCCCCCCACCCCCTCATTTTGGATTTCGGTTTTCCGATTTTCCCCACCCCTAAATTTTCGGGAAGTGTTAATGAAATTAAAACATATATAACATGAAAGTAAAGATCGATACAATACAGATTCCACTTCCACATGAAGTAAACGAACCGAATTGCTGTGCGTATATAATCAGTTTCAAGGAACACTGGTGGAACAGATGGCAATACATCATGGATAGCAGAACCAAAGTTCCTGCATTGTATTTCTCGAAGTCAGCAGTTGAAAGACAGATTGAGTTTCTGAGAAACAGAACAAAGACTATAAACATTAAAACAAGATAGATTATGACATTAAAAGAAGCAAAGAAGATATTGAAGAAAGAAGGTTTTCACATGGCTTTGGCAAAGGAAGTCGTAAACCAGACTGGCGCAATGAGAGAATTTGAGAAGCCGGAAGTTTGCAAAGCAATAAAGGTTGCCAATGCAAATAAATTGATCGTTGGTTTGTCTCCTGAGGAATGGTATGAGCGTGAGGCTCGCTTAAAGAAGGAGTTTGAAGAACGTAGCAATGCGCCTGTTCCTGGTAAAGAGCAGCCAGAGGAAAAGAAACGTATCATTTGCTGGTCAGCCTCCCCAAAAGCAGATTTTTACTACAAATATGTTCTTAATGAAGGTAACCCTGCCCTTAAAGAATCAGCCTCCCAGTTCAACGATGCGTTGTTGGATGAGCAGGCAAAGAAGATTAAAAAGCAGGATGGAGAGATTACTCGTTTGCTTTCGCTAGTAGAGAAGAAGGAGAACAGTATCAGCCGACTCCATTATGAAAAATCAGTTCTGGAGAAGGAAAATGAGGATTTGAAAAAAGGTGAGATTCCTGCAAAATACTTCGACAAAGCCTTGGTTGACGAACAGGCTGAGAAGATCAAGAAGCTGGAGCATGAAAAGCTCGATATATTGGAAATGGCAAGTTCTTGCAAGCAAACCATTGCTGAGCAGGCAGACAAGATTAAGCGTCTCGGCATGGAGATTGCCCGACTCAACAAGAACATCTACAAGAAGAACATGAAGATTGAGGAGTTGAGAAAGGAAAGTTCTAGACACCTAAGAGGAAAGATTAAGATGTTCGGCGAGAATGTTGATTTGGAACAGATGTTAAAGGATAAGAACGCTGTTTTGTCTGACGTTGCAGAGGAACTTCGCCTTTCAAAGATTCGTGAGAAGAATCTGACCGAGGTAAGCCAAAAGTACTTGAAGGAGAACGAGGAGTTGAGGGAGAAGGTTGCAGAGAAGACCAATCTGGTTGAAATGATTCGAAATGCCTCTAAGGAGTACTGCGACTATGGCGTGGCAGCAAATGAATTTATCAAGGAGCTGGCTAGTTTGTATGTCCTTGCCAATAATACAGGAATCATTAATGATGAAATACTTGAATGCTGCAAGAACTATCAGACTTATGGTTTTCCTGCTAATTGCAATAGAGAGACCAAGAAGGAGATCAATGACATTGCTAGAGGAAAGACCAAGGTAGTTGGGGTTGACAAAGCAGAGGAAGGTGGAGACCATTCTGCTATTTTTGCGCAATGCTGTAAGAATATAGCAATATCAAAAGACGAAGCTGAAATCATCGAGCGCTGCACGAAGGACGGCACGGAGTTACACTATAGTGAAAAGGATGGATTTACCTATACAAATATATTTGGTGATGAAATTCCTATTATATGTCTTCGTGGTATGTGTCAAGTATTTACTGATGAGGAAATCAAAAATATGAAAAAGTAAGCTATGGCAGGAGTAAACAATCAGAATACACAGCAGCCTAAGAAGGTGCCCATTACGATTAGTGGGTATCCTCAGGCTGTTCAGGACATGATGAGGGCGAAGCATCCTGATTATGATCAGGTGATGAACCAGGGGATGCAGGGTGCTCCTAATGGGCAGATTCCTGCTGTTGCCCCTCAGCCAGCGAGTATGAATTTCTTTCAGCCGAATGGTGGCGCTGTAGGAAAGTATGAAGCACCAGCGGTTCAGCCTCAGCCAGCGCAGCCTGTTCAGCCAGTACAGACTGGGGAAGCACCGGTTACAGACTTCACGAATATGCCTCAGCAGCCTACCGGTTGGAATGCAGACGGAACTCCTAGTTATGATTCCCTTTCTTCTGCCCTTTCAGGAACGGCAGAATCCCAGAAGCAGGAAGCGCCAGCATTCCAGTCTGACCCATCCAAGAAGGACGGTGGTTTCTTCGGGTGGCTTGGCAGTCTCATACCGAAGAAGAGACCGGGAATGAGAGAAGGAGAAACCCCTGATGAGTATGACAGACGCAGAACCAGAAGCATGGAAATGATGACTACCCTAGCCGATGCCATGCGTCACATGGGAAATATCGTGAATACTTCCAAGGGTGCTCCTCTGCAGCAGTTCAATGACCCTACCGCCATGATGGAACAGGGGTACCAGACCCGAAAGGCTCAGAGACAGAAGGAAGCTGCACTTGATGCAGATGCGGCTTACAAGCAGGCTAATCTCAGCTTGAAGGAACGTGCTGCCAATGCACAGAACGCCTACAGGGAACTGCTTCTTGGCATGAGAGATAGAAATAATCAGCTTGCCAGGGATAAGTTCGACTATCGCAAGGGCAAGGACGATGCAGCAGCACAGTATAAGCAGCAGAAGGACCAGCGAGACTTCGAATACAAGCAGGGGCGTGACAAGGTGAAGGATGAGCAGACCAACAGAAGACTGAGCATTTCACAGTATAATGCTACCCATAAGGGAAGCGGACGTGGACGATCAGGCGGCGGTGGAGGCTCTTCTGCCAAATACGTAACTTGGGATGCAGAAGGAAGACCTCATTACGCATCCAACAAGACGATGTATGAAGCCAATGAAGCCTACTACAATGGTAATACTTCTGGCAATTCATCTACTTCAAGCAGCAAGGAAGTGTTCAATAGGGACGGCTCTACTACAAGAACCACCAACAGACTAAGCGGTTCTTCTGTTGCACAGAGAGCAGGAGCGCAGCGAAGACAGAGGGAAGAAGCCAGAAAGAGAGCATCAAAGTCTGCCGGCAAGTCGAAGAACGGATATAAGAATACAAAGAAACTTGGATTATAAACATTAATATATAAAATATGGCTGGAGATAAATTTGACCAACTTTATAACGCCTTGAAAGCCGATGGCGCAGTATCGGGAACTAGAGAACATTTCAGAAAGTTCGTGTATGCGCCTGGCAAGCAGGGCTATCATAACAGAAAGCAGCTCTATGATGCGCTTCATGCTGATGGTGCTGTTTCCAGTAATTCCTATGAGGAGTTTGCGCAGCGGCTTGGACTCCATGCTGTAAATCCGAAGCCTCAGCAGAAGCCAGTAGTGCAGCAGAAGCCAATGACTACTTCGCAGAGGGCACAGAAGGTGGCAGCTCAGTATCAGCAGCAGAGGATTCAGACTCAGAGACCTCAGCAGCCTAGTAGGGCAACAGCTTCTGGTACAGACTACATGAAGAACTGGCAGTTGATGCACATGCGCAACGACCAGATGAACCCGATGCAGCAGGCTCAGGCTAGCAATATGCGCGCGCGCATGCAAAGAGCACAAGAGCAGGCTGCACGTCAGGAACAGCAGAGAGCTACCCCTATCAGCAGAAGCAGAATAACCCCTACTGCCAAGAACTTCAACGAGACGATGCAGCAGCTTTCTACTCCAGAAGCTCGCAGGGCTAGAGCCAAGCAGCAGAGAGAGGACGATGCTAGGAATCTTGCCCAGTATGAGGTGGAGGGTAACAAGTTCGTAAGAAATGACGGACAGACCGAAGGCATTTTGGCTAACGATCTGCTCAGTTTGGTTGATTCTTCTATGAACGAGGCACAGGAGTTGACACGTCAGCAGTATCAGCAGAACCTTGACGAGAAGGGCGGTATCTATGCACCTCAGTCGGTAAAGGAACAGGCTTTCCGTGATGCCCAGACTCAGGAGCAGGTGAACCGCCAGAACGTTCTGATGAACAATCTCAGCAGCAAAATCAACGAGATTTATTCGCAGAAGGGAATGCAGCGCCATATTGCCGAGAGCGCAGAGAAACTGAATATGAGCGTGGAGGAATACGTGGACAAATACGTGACTCCTGAAATTATGAACTATGCTCAGAAGGCTCTGACGATGCGAAATCAGGAGGAAATCATGCCTCATGGTGCGCTTGACTACATTGCTAAGAACCTCAGCAACTCTATTATCGGTATGGTAGTGGCTCCATCTGTGATGTCTAGAGATACCAGACAGAGATTGCAGGAAGGTATCGCTATCGCAGACGGTGATGCGGAGATTCAGAAGGTTGCCGGTCACAAGGATGAAACCTACCGCTCTGGAATCGGTACGAGATTCGCATCTACTGCCGTAAACATGGCTGCTGATTCTGGTCCGCTTGCCGTAATCGGTGCCGGCGCAAGTGCTGCCGTGAATACTGGAACCCGTGTTCTGACTAACGGACTGGTGAAGGCTGGCGTGATGAAGGCTGCTCAGAAACTTACTGCACAGCAGATGGCTTTCAAGGTGGCAAACATGACTACGGCACAGAAGATCATGTCGGGGTTGGGAACCAGAACAGCTACAAGTTCGCTGAACCTTGCAGGATATTCGGGTGTGACTGCTGCTTTGAGTCAGGCTTCAACAGGTGATGATACTTCTTTGCAGGCTATCGCTGAGGCTGGTCTGAAAGGTGCTGAGCATGGTGCGGTAACGGGTGCTATGTTCGGTGTATCTGGTGCGGTGATGTCTCCTTGGGTTTCCAAGTTCGGTATTACCGGTATGGAGAAGAGTACTGGAGAGCGATTGCTTCATGGCGCACAGAAATTTGGCGCTACGGCTGCTGGTCTCGGCGTTGAGGCTGGAACCATGATGGTTGCCGACAACGTGACTGGCGACAAGGATATTTCCTTCGGTACTTGGTTGGAAGACGTGGCGATGGTGGGTGCTTTCAAGGCTGGCGAGCCTAGCAATTTCGTGAAGATGGGTAACATTCTGCATCATCTTACTCATAATGATAACCCTCATTTCGTGATTGGCAGAAATGCCAACGGCTCCCCTATCGCCGTGGATATTCGTCTGACTCCTGACGAGAAGAACGAGTTGATTTCTTCTGCATCGGGCAAGAATCTGATGGATGCCTTTACAAAGGTGGACCGTGCATCGAAGACTGCTCCAAGAGATCCTAAATATAAGACCGCTTACACGGATTTCATGAACGACCCAGATGTTTCCCAGAGCACCAAGGAGAAGGTGAATGCGGCAATGGGGCTGTTCAATACCACAAGAGGCAGAAGTTACCGCAGCGTGAACGACGTGAAGAATAAGCAGGTTCTTGAATACACCAAGAACGGAACGCTGCTTACACGTACCTCTTATAAGAATGCCGATGAGCGCCGTGCCATCCTTTACAAGCAGAAGCTTTATCGTGATAATGACGATATGATGTCGCTGATGGGCTACGCAAGGATGAAGGATATGCAGTTCATAGATGATGATGGAACTGTCACTAATCTAGCGTTTAGATTCCTTAAAGAAAACGGATATGACGAGAATAAGGGTATTACAGACCCGAATAATGCCCGACTGATTAATGAGTTGCGCAACCAGAAGAGTGCGCTCTATCTTGACTGGGAAAAGTATGCGGACAAAAACGGTTTGCTTGGCTACCTCAGATCAGAAAGCAAAGGTTATACTAATAACTTCATGGCTACTATCAAAGAACTTCTTGGTAAAGAAGGAAGCATTGTTATTGATATTGACAAAATCATGCGCAAGGACCCAATGAAGCGTACCGATGAGGAGAACAGAATCTTCTATCATGTGAAGAGAGCACTCGAAGATGAGCTTTTTCCTAGCTGGAGACCACACGCAGACCAGTCTGCCAGCCAAGGTAAGACGGTTGCCGAGGAGCATAGTCTTGGAACGGACAACCCGGATAGCGGCGTGGTAGTTGATGAGTTGCGCAACCTTCGCAATGCAGAACAGGCGGTTGATGAAGCAATGGAAAGCAATGATGTTTTCAAACAGACATTCGAGAAATTGCACCAGCAGGGCTTGACACCGGCACAGATTTACGATGCACTCATTCAGAATGGATTGACCCAAGAAGAGTTGACCCCACTTGCCCAATATATCAATGCGAACGCTAGAGTGCAGGGTATGCAGCAGGCTACTGCTGATGTCATAGAGGAAAACGTGAAGAGCTTTGTTTCTGATTGGAGCTATCACGGAACATTGAACGGTCAGGCAATGAATGGCGAGCAAGCTTTGTACGTGCAAGACAGCAACGGAAGAACACTTCTTGTTGGTTCGGGTGATGTTGCCTTCGACCAGACTACAGGTAGAGCCAAGGAAGGTAGCGGCGATATGCTTGTCTGCTTCGACCCTAATACCAGGGAAATGGTTTATGTGAAGGCAGATGAGGTTACTCTGTTTCAGAATCAGCCTATCGACCAGTTTGCTGCAGAATATCGTCAGAGATTGCAGATGAAGAACTCTGAACCGTATAATCAGGCAGCGCAGGAGCAGGCTATGCAGGATGCTGCAAAGCCTCAGCAGGAGCAGGAGGCACCACAAGATAATACCACAAAATCAGAAGATAGTACCACAAAAGAGGGTGATTTAACAAAAGATGATACCACTTTAACAAAAGTTGATACCACATCGGGCGAAGATAATACCACAAATGAGGACTTAGTACCACAAGAGCAGCCTCAGCAGACCCGAAAGTTTGCCGATGGTTCCGATGTTCCTATGGCTACGGACAGCAAGGGAAGACCTACACCAGATTATGAGAAAATGACTCCTGAGCAGAGTGCGGAGATTCTTACTGAGGATTTCGGGGAGAATGCTGAGAAGGTGGTGGATGGACAGATTCAGAAAGCAGAGAAGGCTTTGAAGGATGCCGAGAAGATGAAGGTGGACTATACCGCCGAGCCTAACGACATCATGGAGCAGGAGGCTTTGAAGAATCAGACTATTGAAGCTGCCAAGAAGCAATTGGATCACGCTCAGAATATCAAGAAGGCTATGACCGCCAAGAAGGTTGCGGAGACTGTGGGTAAGACAGAACAGACTGAGGGCGCACATGAAGCTGGTAGCGTGGCTGCACAGAAGTTTGTGAATGCACCTAGACTTGTAGGCAACAAGCGCACACGAATGCTGCCTGACGGAGAGACCAAGATTAAGGGACACTATGAGATTGTTCCGGCTGAAAGTCTTACTCCTTCTCACGATGTGAACAATGGCTACAAGAAATCTGAGGGATTCCCTACCGATGCTGAGGGCAGAACCGTGAATGACCGTGATTATGAACACGACAAGGCGGCTCAGCAGAATACGGACCAGATTGCTAGGAAGTATAACGGTATGGCTATCGAGCAGGTGCCAGTGGTATCTGACGAGGGTATCGTATATGATGGCAATGGTAGAACCATGGCAGGACAGAAGGCTGCAAAGGAAGGCACAGATGGCGAATACATCAACGACCTCTTGGAGAATGCCGAGAACTTCGGCTTCACAAGAGAACAGATTGAGCAGAGCGGAATCGAGCATCCTCGTCTGGTAATGGTGACGGATGAGAGATTGCCATACGATGCAGCTACCTTCGCCAAGTTCAACCGAAACGAGAAGAAGACACAGAGCAATACCGAACAGGCGGTTGCCAAGGCTAAGACCTTGACTTCTGACGAGGTAGGTGCGATTGTTGCCGAGATTGAGGGAAATGGTTCTCTTGATGCATTCTTTAACAATTCCAAGGCAATAAATGACTTGGTAAAGACGTTAGTAGATAAAGGCATCATCGGACAGAATGAGGTGGCACAGATGATGGATAGCCCTGAACGACTTTCAGCACAAGGCAGGGAGTATGTGAAGAACCTTCTTTTGGGTTCAATCTTCAAGCCTGAGACTATCAGAATGCTGGGCATCGACTCTACGGTGAAGAACAAGGCTATCAACGCTATCCGCTCGGTGATGGACAATATGAAGCTGGGCGAGTTCTCTCTTCGTGATGAGATTGATCAGGCTATCCAATTGCTCTATGAGGCAAGACAGGGCGGCAATAAGGTTGATACGTTGCTGAGAACATCAGACATGTTTGGTGAGGATGCAGCTAAGCGTTACTCTTCTATCTCTCAGATGATGGCTTTGGCTCTAGAAGGTAAGGTATCTGATTTCAGAGATTTGCTTGACGAGTACAACCGTATCTCAGCAGCAAGAAATACTGGCGAGGGCGATGTATTCGGTGAAGCACCTACCAAACCAGAGTTGATAAAAGAATTTATGGACTTTAAAAAATGGCAAGATTATGGAACAGGACATTCAGAAAATGAAAGAGGCAATGATGTTTCAGGCGTTGAAGAACCTCAACAGGAAGCATCAGGAGGAAATGAACCAGCCGAAGCAGAGCGACCAAGAGTAGAGGAGGCTGACGACTTAGAAAACAAGGAACTCGAAAGTCGCATTGAGGTGACGGACGAGGAAACCGAGACCCCATCAAAGTACGGTCCTATCATGAAGCAAAAGATTGTGATTGATGGAGACAAGGAAGTGATGAAGGTTGATGAGCCTAACAAGAAGGGCGAGTACACTGGGTCTTACTATGAGTATGATGGCAAGAAGTTTGGTGACTTGAATGAGGTTACTGAGTATATTGACAGCAAGAATGAAGAAGGTCCTCTCCCACTCCTTCCAAAGGAAGAGAACCCAGACCCTACTTTTAACCCGATTGAGGCAGCTGCAGCAGAGTTCAAGAAGGAGCATCCTCTGACTGAGGAGGAGATTATGAAGGCTGACGTGGACGATTTATCCAAGGATATGGCTTTGGACTATCTGAACGGAGAAGTGACAGACGATTTGCACCGTGCTATCTACGAAAGCATCTATGCTAAACGCAAGGGATTGAAGGCTGAGCCAAAGGTTGAGACTCCTAAAGCAGAACCATCCGCTGACCCAATGGAAGCTTTCAAGAATGCTGCAGAAGGGTTCGAGAAGGAGAAGAAGGGTAAAGCAGAACAGCCAAAGAAGCCTCAGCAGAAAGCTGACGATGCGGCAGTAGCGGCTTCCAACAAGAAGGTTAATGACCTTTGGGATATGCTCAAGAATGCCGGCAAGGATGAAATGTCTGCTTCGTTTGTTGGTCTTAACTCTAGACAGCTGGAGGTATTGCCTAAGCTGGTGAGCGCCATGGCAGAGAATGCTTACCTGAGAATCAAGAGAGGTATGCACAATCTTGAAGACGTGGTGAAGGAAATGCGCAAGGAGTTTGCGCCTGCTGCCAAGATTTTCAAGAAAGAAGATGTGGATGCTATCTATGAGCAGATGATGAATATCCGCTATCGTGATGGTGAGCAGCGCATGAGCTTGAAGGAGTGGGCTGACTACTACGAGAAGACTTCACCTAAGCATCAGGAGAATCTGGTGGGCGACTCAAAGAGTGCCGAGGAAAGAAAGATGGCTGAGAAAAAGTTTATTGATACCGTGAACATAAAGTTGGGCTTCAAACATAAGTTTAACGGTATTGTTGAGCTGAGAAAGATAGCTGAGAGAGTTGGCTTGAAAGATATTAAGGACACAGACCTTCAGGAGCTTGCCGAAACTGCTATTGTTAAGCGAGCAAGAGGTATCGCTTCTTCGGAATCTACCAACGATGCCGTGAAGTTTGAACGTATCAAGACACTCTATGAGAACCAGCCTAGCCTCAACCAGCGTGATTCTGAGCGAGTGATGAAGCAGCAGTACTCTACCCCTGCCCCTTACGCCTTCCTTGCAGACATGTATGTGAAGGGCAAAGGTGAGGTGATTGACAGCGCCCTTGAACCAAGTGCCGGTAACGGTATGCTTACCATCGGCTTGCCAATGGATAAGGTACATGTGAACGATATTGATGCCCAGCGATTGGCGAACCTGAGAAGACAGGGTTTCAAGAACGTGACCAGTCAGGACGGAACACAGCCTTTCAAGGTAAAGCCAGTTGATATTGTGATTACAAACCCACCATTCGGTAGTGCTACACCAAAGGACTATGACGGCTACAAGATTTCTTCTTTGGAAGGACAGATGGCTATCAATGCCCTGGAGAGCATGAAGGGTGATGGTCGTGCTGCTATCATTATCGGTGGCAACACGGAATATGCCAAGAACGGAAGCCTGAAACCAAAAGACAAGGCTTTTCTTGGTTATCTCTATAGCCACTATAATGTGGAGGACGTGATTAATGTGGATGGTGGTCTCTATGCAAAACAGGGAACCAGCTACTTAACACGTATGATATTGATAAACGGAAGACGCTTGAACGAGAATGCCTTTCCACCAGTAAAGGATAAGGCTAGAGCCGAGACCGTAAAAGATTATGACGAACTTTATAAACGAATTGAAGATGATATACTACGAGGTGAACGGATGGATTCTTCCATCGGAGGAGAAACAAGAAGTACTCAACCAGAACTTGATAAACAAGGCGCTGCTGGTACTCCTAAAGAGAGAGTACGAGCAGGAGAACGAGGAGGAAGCAAACCAGATGGTGAGCGAGAGCCTGACTTATTTGACTCCACTTCCGTATCAGGAACCCATGATGACTTGGAAAATCAACGAGGAACCGAACCAAGAAAAGATGGAAGACTTTCTGATGGAGATAGTAGAACAGACGGAACAGGGACAGAGCCTTCTACAAGCAAAGAACCAACGACTGGAACCAATGAGCAGCGAGGAAATGGATCAGGAGGAGCTGGACGGAATGACGCTCAGCCAAGTACTGATGAATCTGCCAGCACCGGGAGCGGAAGCGGACCACGGGGACAATTACAGCGGGTGGACAAATCCGTACGTGGACTAAGTACAGAGAAAGTTACCTATACCCCTAAGAGTGGAAATCCATTCACCCTGAAAGCTGTTATGCCTGCCGATCAGCAGGAGGCTGTAAACAAGAATCTTGAAAAGTTGGGCGATGCCGACCAGTTCCTTGTTGATGAACTGGGCTATAATGATAAGGATGATTTGTATTCTCATCTTGCTGCAGAGCAGGTTGACTCTGTAGCCCTTGCCTTGCAGCAGGCAAAGAAGGGCAACGCATTCATCATCGGCGATATGACTGGTATCGGTAAGGGAAGACAGGCTGCTTCACTTATCAGATACGCCAAGAAGCAGGGTCAGGTTCCTGTATATTTCACTAAGACCGCTGGATTGCTGAGTGATGTTTACCGTGACTTGGTGGATATTGGAAGCCCAGACCTAAGACCATTTGTATTCGGTAGTGCCAAGGAAGCTGCCATTACCGACTCAGACGGAAAAGTGGTATTCGCTTTGCCATCGAAGAGCGAGGTAAAGCGTGTGCTCGACTACATCGAAAAGAACGGAAAACTGCCAGACGAATACGACTATGTATTGACTACTTACAGCCAAGTAAGCAATGGTGTGTATGAGTTTGACGAGAATGGTGCCAGAAAAGAGAAGAAACTTGCGAAGGGTAAGACATTCGGCGCTGCTGCCCTTAGCGGACAAAGAAGACGTGATGCTATTGAAAAACTGATGGGTAACGCCTATCTTATCCTTGACGAAAGCCACACGGCTGGTGGCAATAGCGGACAGGGAAACTATTTCCAACACATTATTCAGAAGGCAAAGAACGTTACCTTCTTCTCGGCAACCTTTGCCAAGAGACCAGACAACATGCCTATCTACGCTTTGCGTACTGCTATGAACGAGGGCGGTATGAAATCGTCCGATTTGATTGATGCGGTGAAGCGTGGTGGTGCAACCTTGCAGGAGATTATGAGCCAGACCTTGACACAATGCGGTCAGATGATTCGCCGTGAGAGAGATATGACTGGCGTAACCATCGACTGGAAGGCGATTGATGATCCTGAGCGAGTGCAGGAACAGCGAGAACAGTATGATAGTATCATCGGTTTGTTTAATGATATTATCAATTTCCAAAAGAAATACGTTTCAAGTTACGTGGATGAGCGTAATGATGAGCTGGCTGCCATTCAGTCTACTATGGGAATCAAGAAGGGTACGGCTGCCCTGGGTATCAAGAATCAGCCATTTGCCAGCAAGGCGTTCAATACCGTTCAGCAGGTTCTTCTCTCTCTGAAAGCGAAGTCTGCTGCAGAACGTGCCATCGACTACTTGAAGCAGGGTATGAAACCTGTTATTGCGTTGAACAATACTAACGAATCTCAGACTGGCAATCTTGCGCTTGGTGAGGAAATGGACGCACCTGACTTGGGTACATCTTTGAAGAAGGGTCTTGAAGGTACTCTTCGCTATACCCAGAAGGATGCAAAGGATAATAGCGAAAGCGGTTACATCAAGCTTTCGGACTTGGGTGATGAGGCTGTTGAGGCTTATCACGAACTGGAAAGGAAGATTGAACAGACAAGTACCGGTCTTTCACTCTCCCCTATTGATGTTATCAAGAACGAGCTGCAGAAGGCTGGCTATAAGGTGGGCGAGCTGACCGGTAGACAGACCGAGTTTGTTTATAACGACAACGGAACTGTTACCAAGGTGAAGCGTGCTGATACAGACAAGAAGAAACTCGCGCGCGACTTTAACGATGGTAAGATTGATGCGCTTATTCTCAACAAGAGTGCAGCAACCGGTATTTCCCTTCATGCTTCGAGCAAGTATAAGGACCAGAAGAAGCGTGTGATGATCGTGGCGCAGCAGCAGCTTGACGTGAATGACGAGGTTCAGATGCGTGGACGTATCGACCGTACCGGTCAGGTGGCAAGAGGTGCATACGAGTATGTGGTTTCCCTTATCCCTGCCGAGCAGCGACTACTGATGATGTTCAAGGCTAAGTTGAAGTCACTTGATGCCAACACAACTTCTTCTCAGAAGAGTAAGTTCAACGAAATGGAAGTTGCCGATATTACCAATAAATATGGTGATAAGGTGGTTAAGGAATACATGGCAGAGCATCTTGACCTTTATGCACGCATGGCTGATCCATTCGGATGGGAAAAGACTTACGGTGATGATTTGAGTAGTATCAACCCACAAAACCTTGTTACCAGTGGTGGAGGTGTCGGCGAGGGTGAAGCTGGCGCTGATGCAAGCAAGTTGCTTGGACGTATGGCATTGCTGAGAGTAAACGAGCAGGAGAAGATGTTGCAGGAGATTGGCGAGCTTTACGCCAACGAGATTCAGCGACTCAACGAAATGGGCGAGAACGATTTGGAGATTACCGAGCTGCCACTGAAGGCTAAGACTATCCACAAGGAAGTCTGGAAGCAGGGCGCAGAGCCGGGCGGCGATAACGCCTTTGCAGACAATACCTATATAGAAAAGGTGAACATGGCTATCTTGAAGAAACCGATGAAGGCATCAGAGGTGAAGGCTTCACAGAAAGGACTGACTGACGGCAAGACTTGGGAGGAATACAAGACCGAGAAGAAGACTGCCGTGAAGGAATACTTCGACCAGAAGATTGCCGAAGAGACTCAGAGGTATGAGGAACGTGCGGTGAAGGCTGCAACCAAGGCAAGAGAGAAGTATATCAAGGATGGAAAGAAGGGTCAAGAGAAATCGGGCATGACCGATGAGCAGATAGAAAAGAATGCTGAATATCTGTACGAGACTATCTACAAGCAGGAGAAGGATAAGCTGGATGATGTAGTGAAGAACTTGAAGGAGAAGGCAGAAATGTTTGACCGTGTTCTTGACACCTTCGACACCAACCAGACTTTCGTTCTGCCTACGGACATGAACAATCCTAACGAGTTGAGCGGATTTGGCAACAGCTACGGTAGACTGATTGACATCAAGATTACTGATAACTTCTCGCCTAACGCCTCTTCTGTTTCCTTCGCAACCTTGGATGGCAGAAGAAAGATTACCTTCCCTATCGCTGGCAAGGTGGGTTCTGGTGAAAACAAGGCAGACATTATCGGCGCCATCGACCGCATGACCAAGCAGTCTTCCAGTATGGGCGATAACCATATCAAGGTATTGAACCAAGACCTTAATAACTGGGATAGACTGGCAAGCAACGAGAGTAGAAAGGACGGTTACATCGTGACTGGTAACCTGATGCAGGCTTTGATAGACAGTAAGGATCAGGGCTTGGGTGGTCAGCTAGTGAAATATACTACAGATACTGGCGAGGTAAAGACTGGTATCTTGATGCCGGACCGCTTCGACCCTAATGGCTTAACCAATGATGCGCCTATCAACAGCGTGGCAGATAAGTTTGAGCTTTCATCATGGCATGGTGGTATTGATGAAGTTACTTCATCGGATGGTGAAGTAAAGGTGAAGCGCATAGATAACTATCGTGGCAACTTCTACGAGCTTCGTGTACCGAAGAGCAAGGCGAAGGGCGGCAAGTACTTCATGGATGAAGATTTGCTGAAACTGGTTAATGGCAATAACTTCGAGACAAGAGGCAACAATATGCTTGCAGAGTTTAAACCTGAGCAGTTGAAGCCAGTACTTGACCGCCTGTCTAAGATGGGCGTGAAGGTGCAGGAGGAGCGCAAGACTTCTGAGGATGAAGGCACTCACTTCCGTGAGGAAGACCCTCAGGAGATAGAATTGTCAAAGGATGAATATGCGGTGTTGGCTCATACTATAGACTCTTCACACAAAAACTATAAGCGGGGAAAAGTCAATTATGAGTACACTGCTGATAATTTTTATGTATTCAAATACAATAAATACAATGATTATAACGTTTATCAGAAAATCCCTATTGATGGGAATGAAGAATTAATTAATTATATCAAAGATGGAATCAACAAAGAAACTATCAGAAATCCAAGAGATATTGATTCTGCTCTTGAAGCAGGTTGGAATGGACGAAACGGGCATTATTGGGACTCTACTTCTAATCAAGAAGGACGTGGAGGCTCAGTACGACCTGGCGAGGTATCTTCACTTCGGTCACGCCACGGAAGACCAAGTGATGAACGTATGGGTGAAGAACTATCTGATAGCCCATCCTCAGCAGTCAACAACCACATCGAAAGAATAGCTCAGAAGACTGGTGCAAAGGTGAACATGGTTTCATCGGTTGATGAAATCACCAACAAGGCAGCTAAGGCTGCTATTGAGGAAGGCAGAAAGATTACTGGCTGGTATGATGAGAAGACTGGCGAGGTACATCTTTATATGCCTAATATCCACGATAGATATACTGCAGAAAAGACCATCTGGCATGAGGTGGTTGGTCACAAAGGTATGAGAGAGTTGTTTGGTGAAGACCGATTCAATCAGTTCCTTCGTGATGTTTGGTACGACTTGGATAAGCCTGAGAATGCCGAATTGAAGAAGCTGGTGGATGAGGAGAGAAGATACAATCCTCTGAATATCTATGATGCCATAGAGGAAGGTATCGCCCGACTCGCCGAGGATGGCAAGGGTGAACCGGGCTTCTGGAATGGTATCAAGAATAAGGTATCTGATTTCCTTCATGAAATCGGTTATCGTATTGCTCCTAATACTAAAGATGTGAAGTACTTGCTCTGGTTGAGCAAGAACTTGCAGAAAAATCCGAATGACCCTTATTGGAAGCTGAGAGCCGAGGCGGTGAAATACCGTCTCGACCATGATCGTGTGCCTGCTGTTGTGGCGCATGACGGTATGTTCTACGGAAATGACGGTAAGGTTCGCAGTATGGAGAGCATGACCAAGAGCGAATGGAACGAGGCGACAGACGGACAGATTCACTTCCGTACTACCCCATCTGCCGGAACGGCACTTGACAGATACCACCGTTCGCTGGATGAGCACGGCTATATGTTCACCGAGAGCTATATGGATAATATGCTTTCGCTGAAGAAGCTGATGAATGCGATTGTGCCAGACAAGAAAATTGAGGATATTGCCTCTTCTGAGAATCCTTATATGCTGCAGAACACCATGCAGGGAGCGATGAGTGATGCAGCTCAAATGTTTGAGCGCAATGTGATGAAGCCGCTTGATAAGGCGATGGCTGGCGTACTGGATGCCTTCGACGGAAAGAAGGACGACGAGAAGATAAGAAACTTCAATCTCTACATGATTACCAAGCATGGCTTGGAGCGAAACAGAGTGTTCTTTGTCCGTGACTTCCTCAGACAGATGAGAATGGACGAGAAGAAGAAGCAGGATGCAGACATCTTGGAGAACCGCTGGGGTAACGAAAAGGAACGTCTGGATAACGAACTGAATACTGGCAACATCGACCTGAAGGAGTACTACAGACAGTTGGATGAGAGTATCAGAAATCACTTTGATGCTGACTTCGAGGCTGGCGAACACGACTATTCGGGTATTCACGCTATACAGGAAGTGGCTAAGTCTTCTGACCCTTACGATGATGCTGAGGCTATTCAGAGCGTGATGGATTCAGAAGCGAAGATGGAGAGCATCAAGAAGGGAGCTGTGAAGGACTACTGGAATAAGGTGAAGGCTGCTACCCAGTATTCGATTGACAGCGACTACAAGAACGGCATCATCAGCAGGGAATTGCACGGTCATGTATCAAATATGTTCAACTGGTACGTGCCTTTGAGAAAGTATGATGAAGCTACAGCAGAAGATACTTATGGCTACATTACTGAGCAGGGAGACCCGAAGAGTTACATCGGAAGCACGATCATGAGAGCGAGAGGACACAAGTATCTGAGTGAGACAAACGTGCTGGCGCAGATTGGTGCGATGGGTAACAGAGCCATCAAGAATGGTGGTATGAATGCTATCCGTCAGGCTTTCGCAAGATTCGCGCGAAATAATTCGGGCAATAATCTGATTACAGAAACGAGTGTATGGTATGAGAAGGACCCAATGACCGGTATTGTTTATGAGCGCTATCCTGATATTCCTGAGGATGCTACACAAGACGAAATCAACCAGATAGTTGCAGACTTCAATACGGACATGAAGGCGAAGGCAGCACAGGGCTTGGCATCGAAGGTTTACCGCAGGGGCAGTATCGGCTATAAGTTCCAAAGAGCAGAGAACAAATCACAGCATATCGTTGATGTAAAGATTGCCGGCAAGACCCATTCCTTTGTTATCAACGGAAATCCTAGAGCGGCGCAGGCATTGAATGGACTGCTGGAGAACTCTGGCGCCAAGGGATTCATGAAACCTTTGAGCACTATTTCTAGAATGATGGCACAGCTCTGTACATCTTATAACCCTGAGTTCGTGATGAGAAACGCCTTCCGTGATGCGGAATTTGCTTCAAGCAACGTTACATCGAAGGAAGGTGCAAGATACGGGGCACTCTGGGCTAAGTACTACGCACAGTTGGGTCTGTATAAGGGCGCATCGAATATCAGCTTGAAGGATTTCAGCGGTTCTACCGGTTTGGGATTGTTCGCCAAGTATCGTAACGGAACACTTGATACTTCTGACAAGGTTCAGAGATATTTCAAGGAGTTCATGGAGAACGGCGGTGAGACAGGTTGGGTTCAGATCAAGAACATGAAGGACTGGACCAAGGAATACAAGAAGGACGTGAAGGGCGAAAGAAGCAAGCTAAACAAGGGCGGTGAACTGGTACGTGACTTCTTCTTCGGTAACTTGGAGAACGTGAATGAGGTGGCTGAGAATATCGCCCGATTCACTACTTACTGTACGAGTCGTGATTATGGACGTTCTGTTATCCGCTCTGTCTATGATGCCAAGGAAGTATCTACCAACTTCAACCGCCATGGTAGCGGTGATGCCGTCAAGAGTTTCAAGAACGGTGAAATGACAGGAACAAAGGCTGCAAGAAGATGGGCATACGGATTTACTTCCGGCTATCTCAGACACTGCTCTATGTTCTTCAACGCTGGTATTCAGAGTACGAACCTTCTTGCAAAGAACTTGAAGAATCATCCTGTAGGAACTTCCATCAACATGCTTGCCATTCCTTTTGCACTCGGTGCGCTGGCTGCACTTGGAAACAATGTGCTGATTGCGAGTGAGGACGAGAAGGACAGAAAGGGCGTGAAGGACCCATACGGTGAGCTGCCTGACTACGTGAGAAGGAACAATCTCTGTATCTACAAGGGAGGCGGTCAGTTTATCACGATTCCGCTTGCTATCGAGTTGAGAGCCTTCTATGGCTTGGGAGACTTGGCTGCAGGCTTGACCTTCTCGCCAAACGTAAGCGGACAGAAGAATCCATACTTTGATGCCGTAGGCTGTATGTCGCAGCTTGTGCCTGTGATGGACTATCTCGGTAACTCTTCGGCTGGCAAGGAGCCTTTGAACGAGACGATCAAAGCTATCTCTCCTTCTGCTCTATCTCCATTCGTTGAATGGGAGTTAAATACCGACTGGAAGGGTGCGCCTATTGAGAGACGTGGCGACTGGAACGAAAATTCCCCTGCTTGGCAGAGAGCCTATAAGGGTATTCCTGACGGTTATATGGCTGTGAATAAATGGGTGAATGCCCAGACAAACGATGTAGCCAAGGGTAACGAGGATATGCTGGGCAACAGTTTCCTGGATATGGTAACGAACCCTAGTATGCTGAACCATTACATCGGCGGTCTTGGCGGTGGTGCTGCAACCTTCACAGAGCGAGCTATCGGTGTTGTGAAGCATGGAAGCGATACGGAAACCAAAGATATTCCTTTCCTTCGCTCCCTACTCTATACGCCAAGCGAGCAGAGCAGCTTGCAGAGAACCAAGAGCAAGTGGTATAACTACAAGGATGAAATGGAAAAGACCATGGCCAACGTGGACCGCCTGAAATCGAAGAACGTTCCGATTGATAAGAGAATCACGAACATTGGAGAGTATTATCACTTCCAAAACTCCAAGGAAGCAGCCAAGGTGAGAGTAATCGAGCTGGCAGAAAAACAGATGAAGCGCTGGAAGAAGATGAGGGATAAGGCAAGCGATACCGAGAGCATCAACTTCGCTAATCAGAATATTGATAGGATCATGATGGATGCGGTGGACGAACTGGATAGATTGGAATAATATAAAGAAAGGAGTGGGCGCAAGGCTCACTCCTCTCTTGTTTATAATCCTAATGCCTTTGTATGAGACATTTTGTTTTCTCCCTTTGTTAGCTTTATCGCATCTGATTCATAAAAGCATCTAGAGCAGAAACAATCAAAGTAAGGTGTATAAGTATAAAACTTCACTTCATTTACGCTATACCCTTTCTTGATTAGAGGGCATGAACTGTTCGAATGAATGGTTTGCTTGTGATTAGGTAAATCCCTTTCTATGTAAACGTAACCACCTAGCCTAGTTGGCATGAAATGATATGCAACAACAAGAATCATCCCCAAAACTAATAATGCTAATACATATACATTAATTCTTCTTATTTTCGACGCATACTGCGATTCATAAATATCTCCCATAGATACTAGGGCGCTATTTGTCTTGCCCACTGTGCATATACGGTATGTTGTCAGGCATGCTAAAATGAATAGCAGGGCAAATATAATAATCGAAATAATTGTTTCCATACGCTATGAAGTAATTTTCTGCAAAAGTACAGAAAATATTGATAGGTTGTATCGGTTGCTGGTGGTTTTCTTTACAGTTTAGATTTTTGCTAAATAAATGAGCTGGAGGTGACTCAGCATAAAATACTGAGGAACAGTGGCTTGGAGGGCAAAAATTTTATTTTGAGCATAGTTAGGCAGAGCCTCATCTTATTCGTAACTTTGCACCAAGTTCAATAGTGGACGAAACGATTAATCTATCATTTATTATGTCAGAATCTAAGACATACATCTTTGGTGAAAACCAAAACGGAGGTTCAAACGGAATGCTTGGACTTCTTGCTCCTCTGCTCCAGAAGCAGGGTGTAGATCCAAATGTGCTTCTCGCCATGAAGGGTAACAACGGAATGTGCGGTGAAGGTGGTTGGTTCATGTGGGTTATCTTCCTCTTCTTCCTTATGGGTTGGGGCGGCAATGGCTGGGGTGGCTTCGGCAATAACGGTCGTGGCGGTCTTGCTAACGAGATTAACAACGACAATGGTCGTGCCCTCTTGATGGATGCCATCGGTGGCAATCGTAATGCGCTCAGCAATTTGGCAACTCAGCTTAACTGTACCGAAGGTCAGATTCAGAATGCCATTTCTGCTTTGACTTCTCAGGTTCAGAGTGTAGGTAATCAGGTAGGTATGAGTGGCATGCAGACCATCAACGCTTTGCAGCAGGGCAACATGCAGATTGCTCAGCAGATTGCAAACTGCTGCTGCGAGAACCGCTTGGCTATCTGCCAGCAGACTGGTACCTTACAGAATGCCATCAACAACGTGGCTGTAGGTCAGGAGCGTGGCTTCTCTAACGTAGCTTACGAGACTCAGAGACAGACTTGCGATTTGCATAATGCCATCAAGGAAAGCACTCAGACCATCGTTGACGGTCAGAAGCAGGCTGAGATGCGCGAAATGCAGAACAAGATTGATTCTCTGCGTGAGGAGAATAGCACCTTCAAGTCTTCTGCCATGACTTCTCAGATTGTTGGTCAGGCTGTAGCACCTATTAATGCGGTATTGGCTGGTCTTCAGAGTGAGGTGGCAGGCATCAAGTGCAAGCTGCCTGAGACAGTAACCACCCCTTACAGCCCATTCACAGCGGTTCCTAACTGCGTGGCTTATCAGGCAGGTCTGTACGGACTGAATGCTGCTAACAATGCAGGATTCTGGGGTTAAAGAAAGGAGGCTGCTATGTTATGGTTAAGACCTTATACATGGGTGAATCGTAACGGTTCGGCGGCTATCGCTTCTACTGGCGTGAAGGTGAATACTGCCGATGTGGTGTTCACCTTTAAAAACCACGCCTTCGTGAATACCAACTACAGAGGAACGATTTTCGTAAATCTGCGTCAGGCTATTCCGACCGGAACGACTGGTACGCTGCCTATCCTTTTCGAGACCAATGGCGCAACCCAAGCTGTAACCAAATTCAATGGTGATGCTTTGACGGTTGCAGACGTGCCGGGAACTGGAGTGGTTCAGCTCTGGTTTGAGAGAGACACTAACACCCTTCAGCTGATGACGGGTATTGTTTAACAAACAGAATAGATAATAGGAGATTACATTATGTTTCAAGGTTTAAGAACAAATTCTTTATTCTATGTCCTAGATAAGGGCGAAAACCCGAACTTGCAGATTGGTCAGGTTGTTTCGGTCAGCAACCCTCAGACAAAATACCCAACCTTTAATAATGGCTTCACGCCTCAGCCTATGGAAACTGTGGTTGATGTGAAGGTGAAGATCAATGACGAGGAAGTGGATTTCAAGCAGTTACCTGCTAACGGGCAGATAGCCAACGACAAGAACCTTGTGGTCAGCGACAACAAGGAAGCCATGAGTGCCGAGGTCGATGCGATGCTGAGACAATCCAAGGCGATACTGGAGAGCGTAGATTACCATGAGAGAGTCGTTAAATCTTGTGAGGGAATGCTACTGCAGCTCAACCCCCAGATAGCCAAGGAGAAGGAACAGGCTGAGAAGATTTCCAAGCTGGAAGGTAAGGTTTCCGGCATGGAAGGCAAGCTCGACAAGATGATGGGATTGCTCGAACAGGTTGCAAGCAAGTAATCTCCTACCCTATCTATTCACTTTAAAAATCTTATGATTATGATAATGGTTGAGATTACAGAAGACAAGTTTGATGGCTTGTATGATAACGTAGAGAAGGGCTTGCGCTACTTTGGCAAGGCTATGAGCTGCCTTGATGAAATGAAGCGTGAAGGTAGACGTGACCGATACGGCGAGCGCAACCGCATGCCCGATTACAGAGGTCGTGGAGGTAGAAGTGGTATGCGAGAGCATGAAGAGTACGACGACATGCGCCAACGTGACGACCGTGGACGTGATTACAGAAGTGATTACGGAGAAGATTACTAATTAAGTGAAGAGTGAAGAACGAAGAGTGAAAAATTCATTTGCTTTTCCTCTTCACTCTTTTCATTTCAAACGATTGAGATTATGGAAAGAAAATACAGACAATCTTTGAACGCCTACGATTACCAGCCTGAGGAAATGAAGGCTTACCTGAGACATAACGGCTGGCACTTCAACAAGAAGATGTGTGAGTGGGCAGTGAAGCAGATGCGGAAGAACGGTAAGCCTATCCGCATGATGAGCAAGGATGATATTGAGGACATCTTGAAGAAGAACAATATCGTGCTGGAGAATAATGTGGGCTACGATGCGGTTTACATCGCACACATGTGCCTGGCTGATTTCTACGGCTCGTCTATCACGGATGAGAAAACGATGGCTCAGTTCATCAAGGACTACGTGGATGATGAGGATCAGCAGGACGGTTGCATCTTCAACCGCTTCTATGCAGATACATCATTCAATGGTATTGGCATTCCTTGGGAAGAGATTCTTTAGTGATTAATTGTTGGTGATTATTGATTAGTTGAATGACAGAGCAGGAGATTTACTTGGAAAGGTACGACTGGACCGTACACGTAATGTATGATGTTCACTCAAAGGATGCCATGAAGGTAAGAAGGTATCTTCGGGATTTGGGATGCAGCGGCATTCCTCTCGAAGATGCCTGTAATCTTGTGCTCAAAGGTGAACCAAACAAAGGGATAACCTATTCTAATGTTGATACCAGAAAAACGGTGGTAGTAATCGGCTGGACCACTTCTAAAGCAGAATATATGAACAGCCTCAGCCACGAAATGCTGCATGTGGTTCAGCATATTTCTGAACAGTTTTTGATAAATATGTATGGAGAAGAAGCTTGCTATTTGCTTGGTGGATTGGTGCAGGCTGCAACCAGATAGGCGAAAATCAAACCTTCTTCTTATTTAGCTTCTATCTAAACTAAGAAGAAAGTGAGCATCTATCGGTACAACCTATCGGATTTTTTCGTACTTTTGTAGGAAAAATAACGTAAGAATTATGACAGAACAAGGAACAAATATAGTAACATTAGTTAGTTGCATTTTCATTGCAATTCTATTTGTGGTATTTTTAACTATTACAAAGAAAGCCAGAAGTGAATTTCTATTAAAGCATAAAAGAACTGTTGACGCATTTCCGTCTATAATCTCTACGCTTGGTGTTATAGGCACGTTTTTAGGAATTACACTAGGCTTACATGGATTTGACGTAACAGACCTAACACAGAGTATTCCTATACTTCTTGGCGGACTTAAAACCGCATTCTTTACATCTTTATGCGGTATGATAGGCGCACTTATACTTCGCCACTTCTGTACTGATATTAAGTTTGATAAAGAGGACGGAGGAATCTCTTCTACCGATGCTGCTATTAGGGAACTGGGGAAAAGTGTTAGGGAAATGAGCACAACAATGGTGTCTGCAATAAAAGAAACAAGAGACGTTGTTAGGCAAATATGAACAGTTCTGGTGCTGTTCCTGAATATCGTAAAACCATGGAAGAGCCAATCCTTGTGATAGACAAAAGCGACCATCGAAAAGAAAAGAAATTGAAAGGTTTGAAGCTATGCAAGAACTGTGCTCGTATAATGGGTGACATTGATAGAAATACAACATCTACTCAGTATGTAGAAATTCTTAAGAAAATTAATGAAGCTCCATTTGCTGCAAGAAAAGATACTGAGGAAGATGTGAATGGATATGCTAGAGATTGGAATGTTCTTAGCCTTCAATTTCGAGAAAAACATAATTTTACTTGTGAGCGATGTGGTGTTCAGGTTTCGTCACTTGAAAGTATGTATATTCAGGTACATCATCGCAATGGTGATAAATTAGACAACAGAGAAAGCAACCTGGAGTGTCTTTGCATTAAGTGCCATTCCGAAGTTGATGATACACATAGAAAAAATTTTAATACTCTAGCCCAGCAAGGTCTCATCCAAGAGTTTCTACAGGAATATGGATGCGAAAGATTCAAGGGGGAAAATGGGGAACTGTTTTAGCTCCCCATTCTCTTACTTACGAAGTCAGCGACTTAGAGTTCTACTTATATTCATCCATCTCTTTTCCATTAACAATAATATTAGTTAATCCTTTACCGTAAAGAGTTCTGATAGCAGCTTGGGCTTCACTAGAAGGAGTGTAACTAGCTGGGCAAGCTATCTTAATTTTTTTACTAGCACCACCATGTGTATTATTGCTAGGATTTGTATCTAATGTGCAAGTTGATTGGTCAACAAACATATTGTCCACATCTTCATGTGAAACAAAATGTTGCTTACTATTAGTTGTGTTTATGGCTAGAATACTTCCAGAATTTCTTTTCCCTTTTGTCCAAGTTACACCCTTAGATGGTAAATTAATGTAAAAAACATTGGCAGGTATGTCTGCCAAATCACCTTCTATTGAAGATTGGTTTATGACCTGTGCCCAATCTTTTGTATTGATAATTTTAGCAACTTCTGCTATTGTACCTTTTACCTTACTAGCGCCTATCATTATTAAGCTTGTTAAAACAGTCGAAATAGAAGAAACAGAAAATTCAATCTCACCAGTAATATTCAAGTAAGAAAGGCTCTTAGTATTCTTCAAAACATAATCAATATTTCCGTTATAACCCTCTTCTATTCTTAAAAGTCGTAAGTTAGGAAGAATACCCAACTTATCAAAATCGAAGTTTGGCTCTATTGCTATATTTGCGTCCGTAGTAAAGTTTAGTACTTTTATTCCGTACTTTGGAGTCAAACTTAGAACGAAATTTTTGTTACTCAGAATATTTTTTGACACTACCTTTTCTGTAGAACCTTCTAATGTAGTAGTACCATCTGTAAATGTAACATTGTCTGAGCTAATTATCTCGGCAACAAAATTCTCTCTACCGAGATAGACAATGCTATTATCGTCTCCATTAATAGTTCCAGGGGAGTTAAGTTTACCTACACAAGGCAATCTTAATTCTCCTAGCTTACCGATAGAGGTGTTATTTACCGCTCCATTACGCTTTGTTTTAAAACATTTATTCATAATATAACTATTTTAAATATTAATAATTTCAATATCTCTATATTTACCATTGACAGACAGTTGATTTCCAAGTCTTGCCAATGAAATTCTTCCTTTTGATACGGAAATACAAGTTAATGCGTCATAGTTCAATGAATCAACATTTGTATTTACTATATCTGCTTGTGCCCTATTTGCACTATCTGTTATAGCACATACAGGGTTTATTCCATATTGTGATTCATACGTGTCGTGCTTAAATACTAAATCTTTATGAGAGTGTCCTCCTACATAACACGCAAAATAACAATTCTGAATATGTGAAAAATCGGCTTCTATTTGGTAAGCATATTTTTCTCCTGTATCACCAAGAATATTCATGTAGCTTGCGTCTGCCTTATTCCAATATGTACTTTTCATTATAACCTTTAAAGATAGTTGTGTCTTTTTAACGAAGGCATTCACAATTTCAGATATTAAATCTGTCTCCATTCCATATTGCCCTTGGGTAATAGCTTTATATGCAGTATTTACAGCAAATTTTGAACTGATTTGGTTGGTGCTGTTTAACATTGCAGGATTGTGCGTTGCAATAATTACACCATATTCATCAGGTGTCGATTTCAGGGTGTTAACTAACCACTCTGCTTGTTCCTTTCTCATAACTCTTGCAGCTCTACCTGATTTGTAGTATGGGATAGTATAATTTTTGTCGTACTGGTTGTTGATTGTTACTACCTCTTTTTTGCATATAAATGAATTATCTTTGTAACCGCCAGAATTAACCTTATCTCCCACACTATAAGTTTTGCCTGGCACTAATTGAGGCAAAGAACCATCGTAATCAATGCTATCCCAATATTCATTATCTGCCACATCCAGTGGATTGTCATATTCATAAAGAACTATTACTCTAATTTTTCTATCAGTAAAATCATGGAAATAGTACGGCTTTCCTTCTTGGTATTCACCATTATTAAGAATACCTCCATCTATCATAGGCTTAATATAATATTGAAATATCTCCTCATGAGTGGCACTATATTGAAGATACATAGTGTTACCAACATCATGATTTCCTATAACAACCAGCCATGGTTTTTCGCAATGCTTATAATCATTATAGAAATTGAGAATCTGCGTTTTATCAAACCGAGTGGCTGTAATATCTCCGCAATGTATAATTGCATCAATAACATCAATCTTATTTGTTAAAGCTACAGCATTTTGAACGGCTTGTTCTTCAGAATGTGAATCAGCTATTATACACATAAGAAAATCTTTCTTTCCATTATTGTATCTACAAGCACTTTGCAATAGAGGTATATTATTAGCATTCCTACTATATACATCTTCACGAGAAATAGTTTCTATTTTCTGACTAATATTCTGAACATTATCATTTAATGATTTTGTATCATCGTTAATCTTTGAAACCTTATTCTCCAAAGCATCAATCGTCTCAGACTTCATGTTATGCGCATAGTGACTACCATCAGGATAAGTAGCAGAAAGAACATTATCGTCTGCATCAGTTTCAACAGCCAGATACTCTGGGTTGTTGATTGTGTTTTGAGCATCAGCAACATCTGTATCAATCAAAGACTTTCCTGCTTCTTTGTCAACCTTTTGATTTTCCAAAGCATCAATCGTCTCAGACTTCATGTTATGCGCATAGTGACTACCATCAG